TGATTTTCTGAAACAAACTGGCGAGGGCGGATATTTCGATATCCGCCTCACAACTGGCGAAGCAATCGCTCTCTTGGACTCTCTGCGTCAGGGTGAACACTTCAGGTCAGAAAATAAAGACAAGCCACATCCAGAATTGCGGGCCGCAACCGAAAAGATTGCTCGAGGCTGGATGATCATGACTCGAGACGGAAACAACGAGCTTGTATAGCAACACGGGATCGAGCGCCTCGGCGCTCGGTTCCCTTTTCTTTTTTTATATATAGATAGGCGCGAGGTCGCAGGTCGCAGGCCGCAGGTTCATCTAGATATATAAACAGAAAAAGGCCGCAGGCCGCAGGATAATTTAGTGCTTGTGATAGTTGGGAAAAAATCGTAGGATTCAAGATAACTTAAACAAGGGGATAGTTATGAAAGCACAAAGCTCAATAATATATCGAGGTCCGTCACAGATTGACGGGTCGCCTATCGTTGCCGTTGCTATCGTGAAAAGTAGCAACAGCAAAACGGGCAACATGGTTCAAACCTACATCTTATGTGATAACGGCCTCGATCCTATGCTGAACAATAAGATCGGCAACGACTATTCAATCTGCGGCAATTGCAAATTCAGAGGCGAGGCCGTCGCAATCGACGCGCCAGGCAAACATGCTAAAGGCCGTAAGTGTTACGTCGCATTATTCCAGGGCGTTTTGAATGTCTGGAAACATTTACAAAAAGACGGGTATCCCGTCGCATCCGGTCATGATGCTATTGTTAAGCTTGGCGCTGGCCGCATGGTTCGCATCGGTACATACGGCGACGGCGCTGCCGTGCCGCGTTACATATGGGACAGCCTATTGAGTGAGGCCGTAGGTCATACGGCCTATAGCCACCAAGATGACATTCTAGAAGTTGATCCTAATCTATTCATGATCAGCGCCGATACCAAAGCCCAAGCCCTGGAAGCTTGGGACAATGGCAAGCGCACGTTTCGCGTCATCGATCAGATAGACGATATCGTGCAGGGCTTCGAGATCCTATGCCCTGCCAGTAAGGAAGCAGGCCGACGTGCTACTTGTGACACTTGCAAGCTATGTAGTGGCGCAACGACCAAGGCCAAATCAATTGCAATCGTTAAACACTAAGAGGCAATCATGCAGTTAATAAACGGATTAAATTTACATCTGACTGAAGACAACGACACAGTGCAAGCAATTGCGCTGCGTCATCTAAACGTAGGCGATTTGGTAAAGCGCAAGCCGAATGCCAAGGCCGTCTATGTCATCAACCATCGGAACAAGGCCACCAGGACAAGGCCAGCAGAATATTCACTGTCAGATTATGAAGACATGAACCGCGAAATATTCTTGAAAGAAGATACCATTGTCTACACTGGCTTCACATATTAGGTTTTCCCCGAAGATGCCCAGCGACTCTGTCGCTGGGTATTCTTTTTCGGATCGTGCTCCGACATATCAGGGCACAGGCCGCAGGCCGCAGGCCATCGATCTATACCAGAGGTCGCAGGCCGCAGGCCGCAGGCTCTCGATCAGCCCAGACATATCACCTACATATAAGGCCGCAGGCCGCAGGTCATCGATCCGCGAACCGCTGATCTCGATCACCGATGCGCCGTCAAATAAAAATAGGTCAGAGGTAGAGGGGTCGTTTGCCAAGAAAAAACTCACGCCGCCGCAACGAGAATGTGAGCAATGCCAAGCAATCTGCGATTTAGACACTTTGACCCTGTTATTTTTTGTTAGTTTTAATTCAAGCCATACCGGAACGCCATCCATGCATAGGTATACGTCCGGCATCCCTTCACCACTGCGGTTTTCAATCCTCTCGCAGTGTGTTTTCTTGGGCAGGCTTTGCTTCAATAGCTTCCACAGTGATTTCTCTGTCGCTGGCATCCTCAACTCTTTTCATATCAGCAAAAGCATGTGGGTAATTCTTCCTAAGACTTGCCAGTCTGGCAACAATGTCCTCACGCGACATATTATCAAGCTGGTGGACATGGGTGGACTCGCGTCTATCGATGGTCAAACCACCCAGACTGGAACGAATTTTCTCAGCGTTGATAGCAGCGCTGAATTGTCCAGCCTCTTCAGCAGACATGGACAGTTCTTCAAAGCGTTTGAGTTGACCCAGTACAGTCACGCCATATCTGCGCTCTCTGGCCTCTCGAAGTTCTTTGACAAGCTCCGGCACGGCAGGGAAAGACTTACCATCAAGAAGCTTGTGAGCTTGTATTCTGGCACTGGCATCAGCGTAACCAGCCTTCCTCGCGCACTCAGCATTAGACCATTTGCCCTCGACATAGTATCGAGCAAATTCTCTCTGGCGGTTGGTCAATCCGGCTGGCCTACCACCCTTCCCTATAGTGTTTTCTGTGGGTTCACTCTTTTTCAAAACCAAAAACCTCTCACGTTCGACTTGATAATTGTCTCACTGTCTCACAACTGTCTTAGCTATAATCGTTACTGGATATCATTTGAGACACCTGAGACACCTGAGACACTTTTTATAGCAAAAAAAATAAAAAAAACTTTTTCCCAGAAAAAACATTATATGCCTCTTGTAATGTGTATCCACTATTCCCATTTAAAGTTGTACAAGTTACGAAAAGCTGATAGAGTTCAATTTAAGTTACTCGAATCATACAGGTTCGAGGTTCAAGGTTCAAGATACAAGGGGATTAAACCAATGAATGATCAACATGAATATGAAATCTGGACAGGCGGCGGCAATGGTATGTACACCTTGCGCCAGCTTAATGGATATCACCATGATGGGAGTGAGTTTTTTGCTTTCGTCAAAAATCTTAGCCGTGATCCGCATGAGGCTTTACGCAAGGCACAGGATCATATCCGCGCTGAAGGTGGCGATGTCGATACCCTGTTGGAAGATTTCAACCCAGAAAAAGTGTCGGGTCTGAATACATGGGGCGAGTGCAACCCAGAGCGTCAGGCTGATCTGAATTTGATTGCCAAGGGTACGATGCCGTTTGGAAAATATTTTGGTCAGGCTATCTCTGATATCCCTATTGATTATTTTGCTAACTGGTATCTGGATGGTGACATTGACAGCAAGCGTTCCGATACTGTCAAAGAAAATATCCGACTTCAGGTTATCTCACGGCGCGATGAGTTCATGGCGGTTGTTGAGGCCAACAAAGCCGCACAAGCACGGCGTGATGCAGAGCTTGAGGCCAAGCGTTCTAAGTCCAGCCACGTTGGTCAGGCTGGTGATCGTATCGACATCACCGCAACTATCACAGTCGTAAAAGCCGTTGATGGTTTTTATGGCATCTCTTATTTCACAATTCTTGAGAACAGCAAGGGCGATGTTTTCAAATATTTTGGCAGTGCAGAGCTAGGTGAGAAGGGTCAGACCATCACCATGAAGGCCACTGTTAAGGATCACGCTGAATATCAGGGTGTGGATCAGACTGTAATCAATCGTCCTAAATTATCCAAGTAAGGGGATTAAACGATGAATAACGATAGGCGTAAACGCATTGATCAAGCTGTGGCTTTGATCGAAGAGGCTAAGTCCATAATCGAAGAGGTCACCGAAGCGGAGTCAGAGGTATATGAAAATATGCCGGAGAACCTTCAAAGCTCAGAACGTGGTGAACTCATTCAAGAAGCCGTGAACAACTTAGAATATTCAGAAAGTTCTTTTGATGAGTTACTTGGATACTTGGAGGAAGCTAAACAATGATGATTAAGCTAAACCATTTGGAAGATAGTCGGACACTGATTGATGTTGGCAGGGGCAAGCATACCGATGAGTCGGGTCGTTCGACTCTTTATCGGGTATCGATCACGATTTGTCAGGGTACAGATGGTGTTGCACAACGCGAGGCTTGCGGCACATATGACACCAAGTCCAAATATCGTGGTCGTTTTCTTTACAAAGAAACAGGTCGGTATATGACAAGCCCAAGGATCATTAGTGCGGTTCGTGCATTCGTGGATCAGCAGATTGCAGATTCATCAGTTGGGTTCGTGAGTGAAGAAGAACTTTTTCACTGTAAAAATATGGCGAGAACTTGTGATGAGTTTGATGCCAAGATGGCTGAAATAAAAGAGAGGAGCCAAACCAATGACTAATGAAGTTAAAGACGTGAATAAAATTGTGGATCTGATTGTGGAGACTTTCGAGATCTACGGCGCTCGTGATGTTTCGCCTGATGTGCTCATGAGTATCCATGGTTTAATTTTGAGCCATGGTCGCTTGATGAAAACTGAGGGCATGATCGAGGCTAATGAGAATACTGGTAAGCTAATCGAGGGGGTGTTCGGTAATGACTAAAGTATTGGATAGAACTATCGCGGTTGAGTACACACCGAACAAGGAAGCTTGGGAAGAGATTGCCGAAACAATCTGGATTACCGCGCTCGAAGGTGGGTCGGGTCACTGGATCGATGGCATACACACTGAGGACGAGTTTGATCTGAAGAATGGTTACTCAGTGGTCGAGTATAATTTCGATATTACTATCCATCATGGCAGTGATGGTTGGGGTGATGACGATGTCGATATTGAAAGGGTCAAGGCTTTTGATGTGATTTTTGACGGCATCAGCAGGCTCGATCCAGAGCGGCAGCGGTTGGCGTTGACTGTCGATGAGTTGGGTCAATTGGATTCCATTGATTGTGATTTGATCATCCAGTTGGGTGTGTTTGGTAAAGAGGTGTATTGCTAATGGCACATATTGATTATACCGAAGATGGCAAGCCGTTCATCAGAGACGACTGGTATCTAGAAGATGTGGCGTCGGTCTGTGAGCAGATGGGTGTTACGTTGACTGAAGAGCAGATGGAAGATGTATTGCATGACATTGCCAATGGCTTTGATGCCAACCACGGCATTAGTTGGGATACGTTTCAATATGTCATCCATCAGCACAACCCTGTAGATAAGGAGTAGAGGAATGTCTGTAACGTATAAAGCTATTGATCCTGAGTCTGGGATTCGGTGGTGCGTCCGCATCGTGTTCGAGGGTGACGACTATGGTCTTAACCATTGTCTGACGCACGATGAGACTGAGCCGATGATCGAGTTCTACGACATGGACTCAGAGGCTAGGATAAAGATGAGCAAGTCTGGCGACAAGACTGTGGCCTATCTGGCTGAAGAGTATGGTCAGTTCGTGGGTCGGTACTGTCTGTCTAGTTTGAAGTTTGATGAGATCCTGAACGGCAAGACTCCGACTGACTGGTCGAAGCGTGGACTCAATCTGCATGGCGGCGTGAGTCGATGGTCGGTATCGAGCGCGTTCATGGTCGATGCCATGGCAGCGGTCGAGAATGAACTGGAAGAACGTGCAGAGCTTGAGAGCAGGGAGGTGCAGCATGCCGAAGCCTAGTTCCAAGGACGTAGTTGTCCGCACAGTGGGTCTGCGTAAGCCTGTACTATCGAGGCAGATGCATCTTAGAATTAACCATCGGGCATGGCACAAAGGTGCCCTGTCCAAACCAATAACTCTGAGGAAGGGAGTAAGATAATGGGAAGATTTTATCAAGGCGATATTGAGGGCAAATTTTGGGTCGGTGTGCAACCATCCGATGATGCAGATTTTTTTGGTGTAGAGGGTATTGAAGTAGAAGACCCAGATGAACCGGAAGCTCTTGATTATGAGTTTTATAAAGAACACGAACCCAGTGTTCGTGATGGCTTGAAAACATGTCTTAAAGAATTAGGAGATACCAAGCCTCACTTGGATGAATTTTTTATGAAGAATGATAGCTATAATGATAAGATTTTAATTGATTATCTTCAATCTAAGATGGGATGGAGATACTCGGAAAATGAAGTAATAGATTTATTAGGATGGTATGCAAGGTATGATTTAGGCACTGAAATTTTAGGGTCTATCATTAAGCACGGGCAGTGCGTGTTCGAAGCAGAATGTTAGAAGGGAGTGAGATAATGGGAAGACCAGATAAGTATGAAATGGCGGTGAGTAATGTTTGAGGATGATCCAACAGCCGACGACTTTGATCGGCACGGCACAGTTCGCAGAGTCGAGACTCGTTTGTTTTCGGGCGTTGGCTTATCGTCAATGTTCAAGTCCGGCAATGGCGAGGATCTGTGGGGCTATGAGGAGCGTACTATCAGGAACGCGAAGAAGGCGACTGGTACATTTTTTAAGGAGATGGCACATGGGTAGAGTCAAAGCGATGATGATGGATCTCGAAGAGAAGTTCGCGGACAAGGCTGTCATGGTGGCTGATGATTGTGAGACGTGGCACGAGTTCTCCAGCAAGATGGAGAGTCACATGGGTCTGGTGAATCACATGGGTCTTGATGACGTGATGAACATGATGGCTGAGATCTGGACTGAACATCAGGAGTCCGCTGGCAAGGAAGCATATGGGGGCATGGTCAAAGATGACTAGTGTGTCGAAGGAAAAGTATAAAGCTGGCAAGAGTGTGCAGAAGTTATTGCGCGAATTCGAGGCCATGGAACTAGACATAGACTTTGCGGCCTATCTGTTGATGTCCGCAGGCCTGACTCTTGCCATGCAGAATAACATGGGTAGTTCAGTCGAACTGATGCGACTGATGACTGCATCGATGGTATGTGCCTCGAACAATCTAGCTGACGAGGAGGATGAGACATGTCATTAGAAAAGTATGTGATCGTGTTCGATACTGTGTGCGATGGCTGGCAGGCCGTGATGGACGGCGAAGAAAATCCTGCCCTGTTTGATTCCAAGGAAGAGGCAGAAAAGGAAGTCATGGATGATTTTCAGCAACTCCAACGCAATCAGATAGAGTCTGGTATGGAGCCTGATGAAGAACCAGACGAGTTCGTAATACCATTGTCGTTATACACACAAGGTCGCAAGGTAATATTCAAATGATTATTGAAGGGGATGAATCATGGGGCAAGGTTATCGAGGATGATCGTTGTCCAAGGTGCGAGGGTCAAGTCACCATGAGCGGTGAGTCGCAGGCTAGGTGCACGATCTGTGGTCTGATGATTGGTTACAATTCAGCAAAGGAGGAGTCAATGCTGACAGAGTCGGAAGCGAAACCCATCGAGGAACTAACTTGGTCTGATGCGGTTCATGTGATGGAAGAAGTCATCAACGAAAAACTCAAGACTCTTGATACTAAAGAGGATGAGGATTTGGATAGGGCTATGAAGGTAGCCTTGGCGTGGCACAGGATCCTGAGAGGTTAGTGTCACAAACTCAATGTCATTTATTAGAGGAGTAAGAAAATGGCAGTATCAAAGAAGACTACTACGGAATCAATCAACATTCCGGTATTGAAGCAAGGTTTGATCAAGTTACGTTTGATCGGACAAACACCGATGTACTTTAATAGTATGTCATCAAAAGCAAAGCGTGATCTACTTGTCGGTGCAGGTCGTAAGACTGCGGCTGAAAAGAAAGAGATCAAGCACAATCCAGAGCAGGAGTTCGTGGACTCTTTTCATACGCAACCAAAGGGCAAGACACTGTTGTGCTTTCCGGCGGCAGGTGTGAAAGGTGCGATGGCTACAGCCGCACTGGAAACGGCAGGTGTAAACAAGACAAGCGTCAATCGTTTGATCTTCCTGCCGCAGACCAACATCAATATATGGGGCAAGCCCTATCTGAAGATCGATGTGGTGCGTTCGGCTGACATGAACAAGACACCTGACATGCGGACTCGAGCCTATCTGCCAGACTGGTGCGCTGAGATCGAGATCCGGTTTGTTACGCCAACATTCAGCAATGCTTCGATATCGGCACTGGTAGCGAACGCAGGACAGTTGATTGGTCTTGGTGATTTCCGACAGGAAAAGGGTCGCGGTTCGTTTGGTACGTTTACGATAGCTGGTGCCAGTGCAGGTGGTGAATTCAGCATGGATGAAGAGCATCAGGAGTCCTGGGATATCTTGATGCAGGAAGGTCGCGAGGTTCAAGAAGCGGCTCGAGACAATCCAGAATGTGCGGATCAGGAAACAGCAGAGCTTATGCAGTTCTTACAAGAAGAGCGGTTGCGGAGGGCTGCTTAGTTATTAGACATGGGGCAACGCACATCGAGCGTGTGCGTTGCAGCATATCCCTGTCGTGGGTTGTGGCGGTTATGGTGCGGTGAGATATGGTGTGGCGAGGTAAGTTTCGGAATGGCGAGGCGCGGCGGGTTACGGCGGTTGGGTTATGGTAGGTTCGGGTATGGTCGGTTCGGGTCAGGGATGGCGGTTTTGGCAGGGTTGGGTCTGTTTTTGTATGGCGTGATGCGGTGAGGCTTGGCAAGGCGGTTGTGGTCAGGACAGGTGCGTTGGGGCAAGGTAAGTTGGGGCGAGGTCAGGCGGTTGGGGCATGGCTTGACGTGGCTTGGTAAGGCGCGGAGCGGCAAGGCGGTCAAGTAAATTTTTAACAAGGAGAAAGTAATGAGTAATTTTGCAAGGAAGACTAAACAAAGAATCATCGATGAGTACCTACAGGTAACAGGATTTAACATGTTCAAAGCGGATGAGTTCGTTGACTGGCTGTCTGGTCAACCGGAGCATGAAATGTATGATGCCTTCTATGGCATCGATGATGCAACGGCGGCTAGGCAGTGGCGTATCGACATGGCACGGCGCATGGCAAGCGGTCTTAGGATCGTGGTCGAACAGACAGATATCAAGCAGAGCGACAAGGTGTTGACGATTGAATACCCTGCGTACATCTCGCCTGTAGCCAAGCGCAAAGAGGGTGGCGGCTACGAGCCGTTCGATCCAGAAAACGAAGAGTCTCAGGCTGAGTTGCGGAGGCAGGCAGGTGTGTCGCTGGCGGCATGGCTCAACCGCTTCCGTGGCTGCACTGAGAACATAGGTCTGGACGTGGCTTACATCGAAGAGATGGTTCGTATGCTGCGTGATGACAAAGAGGCTGACGTAGCATGAGTGACACAAAGTCGATGGACAGAATCATCCGCATTCTTGACGATGAGTTGACACTACTCATGGACTCAGGCTTATATCGTGAGGCGGAGAAGACTCGAGGCAGACTCGAGGTCTATATGGAAATGCGTAACAAAGCCAAAGAGCTACGAGGAAAGTTGGATGACGGATGATGCTGACAATGTGGTTTACCTGAAGCCAAAGCAGAAGGTAAGCAAAGTGCCAATGGCCTCAGTGCCTGCGGTGTGTGGCATAGCCGCAAAGATGATGGATAGTGCAATTATTGTGGGCACGGCGGCAGATGGCAGTATCAAGATGATGACTACGATAGAGGACGTAGCTGAGATCATCTGGCACTTGGAGGCGGCAAAGCATTCGTTAATGTCTGGAGATTTCGAGGACTAACAAGGGGCAGTTATGAAATTCAAATATAAAACCAAGCCATATGAGCATCAGCGCATTGCGCTCGAGCGTTCATACGATAAGATAAACTACGGCTACTTCATGGAGATGGGATGTGGAAAATCAAAAGTTCTTATCGACAACATGGCATGGCTGTACGAAAACAAAAAGATCGACACTGCAATCATCGTTGCACCCAAGGGCGTGTACCGCAACTGGCAGATATCAGAGATCCCGGCACACCTCCGGGACGATATTAAACACGAGGTTTATGTTTGGAATCCGAACCCGAACAAGGGTCAGAAAGAACACCTACTATCAGGCATTGAAGAGTGTGGTAAGCTCCGCATCTTACTGGTCAACGTGGAGGGATTTGCAACGCCAAAGGTCAGAGCGTTCGTGGAGAAGTTTGTTCGTGGATCGACTTTCCTACTTGCGGTTGATGAGTCAACAACTATTAAGAACCCGAAAGCCAAGAGGACTAAGGCTCTGGTTGCACTTGGTAAAGCAGCATCGTTTCGGCGTATACTTACAGGGTCGCCCGTTACTAAATCGCCGATGGATCTATACGCACAGTGTGGATTCATGGACAAAGTCCTGCTTGGTTTCGAGTCGTTCTATTCCTTTCAGGGACGATACGCAATTACGAGAACTCAACGGATGGGCGGTCACAGTTTTCAGCAAGTCGTGGGATACAGAAATCTTGACGAGCTTTCTACCAAGCTGGACAAGTTCTCATATCGAGTTACCAAAGAAGATGCTCTCGATCTGCCAGAAAAGATATACACAGTCCGGCATGTGAGTCTGACTGACGAGCAGATCAAGCACTATATGTCACTGAAGAATGCAGCTATTGCATTGCTCGAGGATGGTGGACTGGTGTCTGCACCTGCGGCCATGACTCAGCTACTCAGACTCCAACAGGTATTGTGCGGCCACATCATGACCGATGACAAAGAGCTTGTGGAGTTCAAAAGCAGGCGTGTCGATGCGGTGCTGGAGACAGTCGAGGAGATGTCCGGCAAGGTAATCATCTGGTCGAGGTTCAGGTATGACATACGAAACATCGAGGCCGCACTGAAGAAAGCCTATGGTTCGGACTCGACAGTCAACTACTTCGGGGATACATCGGACGAGGACAGGCAGAAAGCAATCAAGAGTTTCCAGTTCGGAGATGCGAGATTCTTCGTGGCTAACCCTCAGACCGCAGGCTATGGTCTGACGCTGACCGCAGCAACCAACGTGATTTACTACGCCAATGACTTCAACTTGGAGACACGGGT